GTGGATGTTTCTCATGTCCTACTTCTTTTAGTAGGCATGGAAGTCTCCCCCGATTTCTCGGAGGTTTCTTCAAACGTGTGTTTACTATGGATGGTAGGCTACTACCAGATTCGTGCCCGAATTCCGTGTTTTGGATTCGGCAGATCTGTAGGTTCTTTAAGAAACCTAAAATCGGCTGCAGTCCTTCGCGTAATATGAAGGCTGAAGAGCACTTTTTGGAAGTAGAAGGCGAACTCCGCCGTAGCACCGCTCAAATTGAACGGAAGGATATTATCCTTGATAAGATCTCTGGAATCGTCTGGTCTCAGGTATTTCCTGAGCTTGACTACCTTGATCTTGTTTGCCATCACGGTCCTGGTTTCACTGCTGATCGTCGTCTCCCTAACGAGAGGCGTCGTATCAGTAGCTGGAACCATAGATCGGAGCTTACCTACCCCTCTGACCTCCACTGCTACCCAAACTATGGGTATGCAGCAGAAGCCAGTAGAACAGAGGAAGGTATCGGAAGCGAATACGGACCAGAATTTCTCAGACTAAGGGATGAACTCCCTGTCAGAGTTGTTTTTGTTCCGAAGACGCTGACGGCGCCACGAGTTATTGCTATAGAACCCTCACATGTTCAGTATATGCAGCAATCCCTTAAGGATTATGTATATAAAGTCATTGAGAGTCATAGCCTGACTAAACAGTCTATTCGTTTTACGGATCAGACAGTTAATCAGAGACTCGCCTACCGTAGCAGTATTGACAAACGACTAGCCACGCTAGACCTGAAAGACGCGTCAGACCGAGTGCATTTGCACTTAGTCCAACGTATCTTTAAGACCTCAGGGCTTCTTCCATTTCTAGAAGATTCTCGGTCATTACATGCTACGCTCCCAAGTGGGAGGAACATTGTCTTGAATAAGTTTGCCTCAATGGGTTCAGCACTTTGCTTTCCCGTAGAGGCAATGGTTTTTTATACCCTTATTCAAAGTGCAATGCACCAACTCGATGGGAGGCGTCCGAGTTCACGATCCATCCGCGATTATAGCAGACAGATCGATATCTATGGGGATGATATTATTATCCCTGTAGAGTATACGGACGTCGTTGTAAGGTACTTAGAGAGTTATTCTCTCAAAGTTAATG